TCCTATAGTTGTCTCTGTTCCAAATAAAAAAACATGTCTATCAGGCATAGATATTAAATTAAACCTAGATTTACTTGGGGCATTACTAACAACCGTTGCTCTGTTACTACTTAATCCTGAAGACGTATTCCAAACATAAGTAGCACCTCCTGAAACTGTTGCTAACAAATCTTCACCAAAATTATCTAAAGACCAGTTACGTCCATTAATAGTAACTGTGGTTGTAGAACGAGGCGTGTTCCATGTTCCTGTATTCCATGTTCCTGTTCCCCAACCATAACCATAAGCAGACTCAGATAAGCCTATGTTAATTTGATAAGTAGCTGTTACTGTTCCGCCTCCATTACCTGTTGCGTCAGCTGTGCTTCCTGTGTACGTAATAGTGTATGTATTAGGATCAACATATGTTGATATTTCAAACTCTTTGTTCATGTCTAAACCAGCTGTTGTCGATGCTCCGCTAAAGGTTACAAAATCACCAGCTTGAGCGCCGTGTGCACTATCTGTTACAGTAATCGTTGCACTACCATCTACTGTTGCAAAAGGATTACTTAGTCCTGCTTGTGTTGCTCTAATAGGCGTAATGTCATAAGCCGCACCTTCTGAATAAATATATAATTTTCTATCGGTGCCGAGAGCCGTGTACCGTATACCATCTAGATCTGTCCATGCATGCATGTCACGAATAACACCAATTAATTTATCACTAATAAGTTCTACCCATCCACCAATCTTTTCTGGTAAGCCATAACGAAAACGTACCATATCGGAATCAGTCCAACGTCCTGCCGCTCCATACTCTGTATCTTGTTTATCAATGCCAGGGGCAAATGCTATTTTCGTTAAAGGCATTATGTAATCCTCATAAATCTATAGTTAACTTCACCAGCACCGCCATCGCCGCCTTGTGAAGATCCAGGTTCGGTTCCGCCACCGCCACCGCCTCCACCACGAGAGCCGTCGCCACCTGCTGTATTACCGTTTGATCCGCTTGTACCACCTGTTCCTGCAAAACCATTGTAAGAAGCACCACCAACACCACCACCAATAGTACAGTTATCGCCACTACAGTTTCCAGGATTAGTTCCTGCTACTCCTGCTCCTGCTGAATTAAAAGAATTTGCAGGCCCTGAATTAAATGTTGTTATGTTAAGTCCATCCGTTGTTGTTCCTGATGTAAGTCTAGTGGCTAATGTTCCAAGACTTCCTCCTGTGCTTGCACTGTTAGAACGAAGAGGTCCTTGCACACCGCCTCCTGATACAGAAGCAGATCCACCACCATTTAAGGTAAGTATATCTCCTGTTGTCGTTCCTGTTACTGTTGTATTACCACCAGCGCCTGATGTTCCAGAGTACACGCCTGTTCCTTTTCCTCCAGCCGTTCCTGCTGTTATAGCTAGTGTCTCACCTGCGGTCACACTAAAAACAACGTCTGATAGGTAAGCTCCTGATGCTCCTGCAGGTCCAGCAGACTCACCGCCTGCTTTATCATAATCAGCTCCTCGCATACCACCAGATCCACCACCAACAGCATATTGAAAATGTATAGCGTTTGCTCCTGACGGAACAACTACAGATCCTGTTGTTTGTGAAAAAGATGTTGTTGTAAAAAGTGTATAGAACTCTTCCCAAGCTCCACTTTGTTTTATGTAACCATTTAAAATAGTTTTATTAGTATAGGAAGTACCATCTCTTACATAAAGTTCAGATGTTTCACGCCATGTACCGCCTGATTTAACGTAAACTGGCATGGCTCATTACGAATACTTATACCAAATATCTCCATCAGATCCGCCTGAAGGAGAAGAGGTACTAATTGTTCGTGCTCCGTTAGCGTTGGTTCCTGCACTAGCAGAAAAAAACCCTTGTACGTCAACTCCAATTTCAACACCTAGATTATCTCTTGATGTTGTTGTAGAAGCGACATCACTCAAGTTACTAGCTTCTTGCATTACACCAGTTATAGCTGTTCCTGAGAATTTATATTTTATTGATTCGTATGTAGGCATATTATTTCTCCGTTAATTTCCAACCGTAAGTTGCACCTGAATACACTAATGAAAAAGCTGCACCTTCGGTAGCTACTGTTAAGTCTGATGTTTGACCATCTATCTTTAAACTGTTTCTTGCCACTGTTAAATTATTTGTATCAAAAGAATTAGCAAGGTCAACAAATCTTACCTCGTCTCCTGTTGCAGGAGCTGCAGGTAATGTTATAGTAACAACACCACTTGATGTATCAACAAATAATTTATCGCCAGGAAAAGCTGTATAGGCTCCTGTTTTTGTTAGCCAATCTGTTCCTGATGTTTGTAAATTAAACCAGTTTGTACCATCTGTTGCGAGGAATACACTGGTGCTAGGTTGTATAACATAAGTATTACCAGACGCACCAAGGCGCATAGTAATAGTATATGTTGTACTATTGTTTCGTAAAAAATATGTTTTCTGTGCTGCAGCAACTTGAATAATAAAGTTAGATCCATGCCCTGTAAATATAATAGCTGACTGTCTATTTTCATTATCTGCTTGTGCAGAACTAATTGTGTTAGCTACTGTTAAAACATAAGGGCTAGAAGCTGCTGATAGATTCTTTGTATATACACCTGCAATAGAGTATTCTAGACCATATTGAAGGTTATTGTTTGTGGTATTACCCCACGAGTTTGCTTGTTGGCCAGATCCTATAAGTTCTAGCTGTAATAATGATGAATATGTTGATGCCATAAATTATCCTATGCTGCGTCTCTCCACGTCATTGTAGCAGAATCATCAACATCTGTCCACGTTGTTGTAACAGAATCATCAACTTCCGTCCATGCATAAACGGCTGTAGCGTCTGATAAAGACATGGACATTCCAAAACCTGTAACAGCGACATCTCCGTTTAATTGAACACTAATATTGCCTAGGTCCATTGACATCAACGTCAACGGCGTAATAGCTGGATCAGCGTTTGTGTTTACGACAACGCCACTATTATTTAAGGTTGTGTTAAGACCAAATCCTGTAAGTGAAATGTTAATATTTGCTACACCTTCAACAGTTACTGTTCCGAGAGCCGTGGATATTTCTTCACCAGCAGGCTGTGGATTTGTACTACTAAAGTATGTTGGATTACCAAGCGTGGTACTTAGACCAAAGCCAGATACAACAACATTAGGAGAATCAACAACGACGGCTTCATTACCAAGAGCCGTGTTAAGTGCTTGACCAACAACTGTTACCTCTGCATTACCACCTGCGGATACTCCTGATCCACCAATAGTAAGAGAAGTTGTAACTCCTGTAACATTAACATTAGGATTAGCAATCGCTACAACGCTTGCTGTACCGAGAGCCGAGCTTAGTGATACACCTGTAACGGCAATTTCGACATCACTTATTCCTTGTGAGGAAAAAGCTGCCTCAGCGAATGAAGAGGCTGCGAAGGTCATTAGAGTTTATCCATCTCCGTTTTCACAGTACTCCAACTGAGTTCTGAATGTGGATTAGTTGTAGTTGTAATAGCAATACCACTACTATCTTCTCCAGTTTTCCAATTAATTTTGTTGAAATCTTCCTCATTAGTTATTTGACCAAAAAAAGTTAATTCAACATTTGCTTTTAAAATAAAAATAGCTTTCCAAAACTTTTCATTATTTGTCATGCTAAAATCTCCATTAAAGTAAATGTTGCATCTGTACTATCTTCAAGAAAACCAACTGTTCCTGTATTTGTTTTAATATAAAGAGTATAGGTTTGTGCTGAAGTACTATTAGGACTATGAATATGATGTATTGTTCCTGATACTGCAACTCTAGCTCCACCATACAAATAGAAAAAAGTATTACTAGAAGCTAAATTAGTAGATCCGTTATAAACTGTTGCGTAAGCTACTGTTGCTCCCTGATTATCCATTTCCAATCCAGTAAATAGTATTAATATTTTTGAACTTGTGGCTGAAGGTGTAATACTAAGACTATCTCCAGTGGATACATAGCTTGTACTAGAAGTATTAATTCCACTTCCATTAATATTACTTGTAACCACTTGACCAATTTTACCAGGGCTAAAGCTTGTAGCACCTGTACCACCATTACCTGTAGGTAATGTACCTGTAACTTGACTTGTAAGGTTTAAGTTACCTGTAGTATTGGTAGCTAAATTTATTGATTGATTAAGTCCTAGTCTCGTTAGTGCCATTACGGTTTACTCCATACGCTGTGGGTTAGGTTGCTTTCTGAGTCTCTTGCTAATAATGCATCATACGCTGCCTCATCCGTGTGGTTGGCTGGCAAGTCTCTAAGAGTTTGCCTCCACGTCTTAACGTTATCTGGCATTGTTAAATCAGAGTTAGCAAGGTAATCTGTTTCAATTAGTTTTTGTAATCTAATTTCTTTTATCTGTGCAAGTTTTCTTGTAGCTGATTCACTTTCGTATGCGTTCCATTCATCAATTAATTTTTGTTTTTCTTCATTAGTTAAATCTACTAAACCTTGAGAAGTAGCTTTTTTACTATGAACATCTGCAATAGTATAAGTTGTCATGTTGATTGTACTCCATAAATTTTAACATAAGAATAATTACCAGAAGTAGTTAAATTACCACTTGCTCTTTTTATTACAAATCCAGTTGCAGAATTACCACTTTCAGAAGTACCTCCACCTGTTTGAAAAAGCCAATAATTTTGTTGTGCTTGACCACCTGTTGCTCTCCACATCATATTAATATCTCCATTACTAGAGCCAATAGGTTGCCACAATTCTATAATCATATTAATACCATCACCATTGTTTGAAGCTGAGTTACCAAAAAGGTTTATGCTAGAGCCACCATTTGTACCTCCATCTTCATCAGAAGCATTATTTCTTTGTCCTTTCCATTCTGCTTGATGAGTTCCAACATCACCACCAGAATTTTGAAAAATAAATTTTAAATTAGAATTAGAACTTGGACAAATTAATTGAACATCAAGAATAAAATGTTTGTAGGTTGAATAAGTTGTAAAAAAATCTACATCTAAAAATTCTGCAACACCAGAAGATAAATCTGTACTGCTTAAAAAAGTCATAGCACCACTAGGCATATATTGTTTCTCTACATATTTAAGATTACCACTATCACTTGCATCAGATACCAAAAACTTGTCAGTATCAGCTAGAGACGTGATTGCCGTTTGACCTGTAATAGCACTGGATGGTAAAGTAAGAGTTGCGCTTGATGTATTAAGCGTAACGCCTGACGGGACCGTAAACGTGTCACCTGAGTCACCGATCGTTGCGGACGTTCCACTAGCGGGGGACCACTTATCTGCTTTTATTTCACTGCTCATGTCATCATCCTATGTTATTAATTTATGTCCACTAAAATATGCTTTTTCTTGCAAAGGTGATCCTCCTGAAGAAACATACACATAACTTTCAATATAATCATTTGCTGTTAAACTCAATACAGCACTTCCTGACATAGCTAAATTTCTACCTAAACCAGAACTACCAAAATCAAACTCTAAGTATGTTTGAAAATTAGAAACTTGACTTCCGTTTTTATATAATGCAATAAGAACTACACCTACATCATCATCAGTATCTCTACCCGTAGTTGAATAATCAAAATGATAGACACCAGTAGTAGGTACAGTAAATTTATTATCTGCAAAATTACTGCCTTCATCTAAAATTTCATGATTAAATGTTACTTTAGTCCATGATGCATTACTTAAATTTTGTGCTGCTGTATTAGATGCAGCAAAATAAGGTTTATTATCTCCTGCTGCAGCATACGCTGACCCTGCAAGATTAATCGTGTCCCCTGACTCACCAATAGATATTGACGATCCAGACTGCTTGATGATTTCGTTTACTTTAATTTGTGAAGCCATTATGCGTTCTCCAATGTTTGTACTCTTGCTTCTAAAGTTTCTATTTTTGTTATTGCTTCTTGTAAGGCACTTGTCAGTAAAGGAACTAATTTAGATTGGTCAATGCTTTGCATTTTGTCTCCATCTTTTTCACCACTAATTGCTTCTGGTACTACACTAGATACTTCATGTGCAAAGAAACCATCTACTGTTTTTTCAGGCTGACTTTTAAAATTAAATTTATATGGTTTTAAAGTTTTAAGTCTTGTTATACCATCTGATATAGCAACTTCATTTTCTTTAAGTCGGTAGTCAGATGATGTTCCATAAGCAACAGAATTTCCACCTGCATTTAAAGATATTTCTCCACAAGTATCTGAATTACCATCTATAAATTTTACTATTGCTGCATCACCACTACCATTTGAAGTTTGTATTCTTACAAGTCCTGCCTCAGAAATATGAGAGCCATAAACATTTAATCTTTGTGTTGGAGTAAAATGACCACTTGTGCCTATTCCTAGTAAACCACTTGAAGTTACTTCTATTGGTGTAGTAGTAGCACCACCCGTAAATCGTTGTAACTTTAAAATTCCACCACCACTATCACAAAAAATACCCCAATTATCTGTTGCATTATTTTGTTCTAATTTTAATTGTGAAGTATTGCTTGATGGTTTAACAATTAAAGTAGAGCCATCATAAGTTAAGTTGGCTTCTCCTTGCATAGCATTAGCACCTGTTACTGTAACAACAGTATTATTAGTTGAGCCAGTTAGTGTTGCACCAAAACCAGTTGCCGTTCCTGCATTTGCTATCGTTGCGCCAGCAGGTATGTTGATCGTGTCACCTGACTCCCCAACTTGAACTGTCGTTCCGCCAGATACGGGTGTAATTTTATTTACTTCAAGTGTGCTCATACTACGACAAACGTTGCTCCTGATGGTACGGTTAAGGTTGAACCAGATTGTACCGTAAATGGTCCTGCTACGAGTGCATTGTCACTTG